GACAAGTTTAAAATCGCTCTTTATACTTCTTCAGCTACTCTAAACTCAGCAACTACTTCTTACACAACTGGTAATGAAGTTGGAGCATCTGGTCAATACGCAGCAGGTGGTGGAGCACTAGTTAATAACGGTACAGCAATTGGATCTGGAACAGGTGCAGGTGTTGCATACGTTGACTTTGCTGACAGATCATTTACTGGTGTAACTTTGACTGCTAGAGGAGCTTTAATCTATAACACTTCAGCAACTGTAGCGAATGCAGCTGTTGCAGCTTTAGATTTTGGAGCAGATAAAACAGCGACATCAGGAACTTTCACAATTCAGTTTCCAGCAGCTACAACTTCAGCAGCGATTCTAAGAATTTCTGGTTAATAGAACATAGGAGATAATTTCCTATGTCATTACCCTGGGGATCAAACGCATACGGTATCGGTGAATGGGGAACAGGACTTGAAAATATTACTGTTTTTCCAACTGGGATTGGTGCGTCTGCATCATTAGGTAATGAAACTATTGTAGCCGAAGTAAATGAAGGTTGGGGTAGATTAACCTGGGGAGAAAATGGTTGGGGTATACAAGGAGACGTTTTAGTTTCCGGTGTATCTGGTTCTGTTTCACTAGGTGATGAATCTATTTCTATTGATGTAAATCCAATTCCAACTGGAATACCATTAACAGTAACAGAAGGTACACCTACTGAATTAATTGCAGTAGAAGTTCCTGTTACCGGAATCAATTTAACTTCAAACTTAGGAATAGCTGACGCTGGTCCTGATGCAATGCTAACTGGAATTGGTGGCACTGCTTCAGTAGGTAGTGTTGAAGCATATAACTTAGAAGGTTGGGGACGATACTTCTGGGGTCAATATGAATGGGGTGCTACTGGTGAATGGGAACAAGTAGATTTAACAGGAATTTCATTATCCGCAAATTTAGGTTCTCTAGCAATTACAGGTACAGCTAATATAGATGTAACTGGTGAAGCAATGACAGCTGCAGAAGGTATAGTTGATCCTTCTCCTGATGCAACGGTCACTGGTATTGGATTTAATGCTTCTTTAGCTGTAGGTACGGTTATTATTGGAGAGGCTAATGTAACTGTTACTGGAACAGGTTTTGCAGCAGGTCTTGGATTAGGTACTTTAAATGCAGAATCCTTTATAGATGTCACCGGAATAGCTATGTCAGCTAGTGTTGGAAGCATTACAGCTAAAGGATTTGCTAATGTAACTTTAACAGGATTTGCATTGACTTCTTCTTTAAATAACGGTAATACTTTAATCTGGAACCAAGTAAATACAGGTACAGCACCTACTTGGACCGAAGTGACCACAAGAGCTGCATAATGAGTTTGACACAAACTCAAATTTTTAGTAAATTAATACAAATAAGGAATTTAAATTATGGCAAATTCAACATCAGCTAATTTAAAATTAACTGTACAAGCAACCGGAGAAAATTCTGGAACTTGGGGACAGATTACAAATACAAATTTATTAATTCTTGAACAAGCTATTGGTGGTTATGATGCGTTCAACGTAACTAATGCTAGTAGAGCTTTAACTTTTACAAATGGTGCAGTATCAAATGGTAAGAACGAAGTTATTAAATTAACTGGTACACTTGAAGCAAACGTAAACGTTACTATTCCAGATTCAATTGAAAAAACTTACACAGTTCAAGATGCTTGCGATCATGCAGGTTTTACTTTAACTTTTAAAACTACTTCTGGTTCAGGTGTTCTTTTATGTGAAGGACATACTTATCAGTTATGGTCAGATGGTACAAATGTATACAAAGGCTCTGAAGAAAAAGTATGGAGAGCAATCACTTCAGCAGAAACTGTACAAACAGGTGCACAAATTTTAGCAAATACAAATGGTGGAGCATTCACAATTACTCTTCCTGCTTCTCCAAGTGCAGGTGATGAAGTTTCATTTATTGACCAAGGATATGATTTTAATACAAATGCATTGACTGTTGGAAGAAACGGATCTAATATAGCTAACGCAGCTTCAGACCTAGTTGTTAATACACAAGGTGCTGGTTTCAGTTTAGTATATTCTGGAGACGCTACAACAGGTTGGACTTATAGGGAGAAATAGAATATGGCAAATTACGAAGCAACTAAATACGATTTTGACGGAGCTAACCTTACAGGTATTGAAGGTATTCCAACAGCAACAATTGTGCCGTGGTCGGACTCAGCTGTGCCATCTGGTTTCTTAGAGTGTGATGGGTCTGCAGTTTCAAGATCAACGTATGCAGATTTATTTGCAATAATTGGAACAACTTACGGATCAGGTAATGGTTCAACAACTTTCAATGTACCAGACTTACAAGATAACGTAGCAGTTGGAAAATCAGGAACTAAAAACTTAGCTTCAACTGGTGGAGCAAATACTGTAAGTGCAACTGGAAACGTTGGTGGTTCAACGGCAAACGCTTCATTATCAACAGCACAACTTGCTTCCCACAGTCACACTTGGACTTACTATACTCAAGGTTCACCGGATTCAAGACAAGGATTTTACAATAACTATTGGAATGGTATGTCTGCACAATGGCCTACAAACAATTCAGGTTCAGGTAGTGGACATTCTCATAATATGAGTGCAACTTTTTCAGGTGATGCAACTTCAGTTGTTCAACCATATTTAACAGTAATTTATATTATTAAAACTTAGGAGATAAAATGGCTACTAATGCAAATTGGACAATAATATTTGACGATAGAACAGTTATAAAAAATTTTGCCGAAGGAGCTTCTGAAGGTATTGGATATAAAATTGATAATGATGCTTTTTGGAATGATTCTAAATTTTCAAATATTTGGGCAATTCAATATGGGACTCCAGTTACTTCAGATGAAGTAGAATATAGAGATGAAACTCCACATTCATCATATGCTGATGCAAACATTGGAGATATTAGTCAGTTTTCTAATAAATGGGACTCAGCTCATTTAATTAAATTACAAGCTGATTGGGATAACCAAACTCTTGAAAACGAAACTGAAGCTGAAAAGATAGCTAGATTAGGTGCAAGACCTACTTCATACACTTCTTAATCAATTATTAAGGTCTTAACATCATCCAAGATGTTATAAGATATTTTTTACCGGAAAGAGGTGGATTACCTCTGTGAACATATGGAAAGCCAGCAGGCCAAATAACTATTCTACCTGTTTTAGGTTTAACCCTAACTGATTGATGTAGAAACTCTGTTTCTCCACCTTTAGCTACATCATTTAAATAAATAGTATAAGCAAGAGATCTTTTTTCATTATCGTAACCAACACCATGTTCAACGTGCCAAACATGGTATCCTTCAGTAGGTAAAGTTTTTTGAATTTTTATACTACCATAATGATGATTATCGATACCAAAATATTCTTTTATAGAAGTTTGTCTTTCATAATTCTTTAAAGCTAAATCAAAATTAACCATTATATTTCTTAATTCATCATACCAAAGATTTATATTATTACAGCCTAAAAAAAGTTGAGTGTCTTTTTTAAATTTAGCACTAGCGTTTTCAAACTGAACCCTATTAAGAGTATTATTAAATCTATTTTGATCTTCAAATAGTTTTATAGCTTTATCACATTCTACTTTAGGAATGTAATTATCATAAATACCAATAAAATTTTCTATTCTAACTTTCTTTTCCATTTTTTAATTTATTTTCGTATGCAAAACCATCTAACATAATATTAAAAATTAAGCTATACCTAGTTTTTTCATTTTCAGAAATATTAACTTTATGCACAATTTCTGGAGGAAATATATAGTAATTACCAGGACTAGGTTTTATTTTAATATTTAACTCAGGCAATTCTAAATCAGAACCTTCTGTTAAATATAGAATACCATGATAATGGTGATGGACATGAGCAGTAACACTATCTCCTTTTTCTAGTTTATTACCCCAAGCTTCTATTATTGTATTTTTTTCATAAAAATATTCAAACATACGAGGATATGCTGATTGATTTTGATTTATTATATAACTCATAAAATGATAAAAATTTTTATTTTTATCTTTTAAAAAATACTTCCAATCAGTCATTTTACCTTTTACGTTTGTATAGTTTTCTAAATTAGGATTTAAATTATTTTTTATTTCTATTATTAAATTATTAATTATGTCTATGTAAGGATAATTACCAAATATAATATCAACTGTTCTAGGATAAGTAATAGTAAGACTATTTTTACTTTCATTTAATTTAGATTTTTGTAAAAAATTAATCATTTAATAATTTTGCTTTTTCTTTTTGAGTTTCATCTAATGTTTTATCGTTTTTATCTAATTTTTTTAATGTAGTTTTATTTGGTTTCCATTCTTCTTTATTAACTACATCACCACCTCTATTAGGTTTTGTTTGAAATATTGTTATGTACTTACCATTGTAAGGTTCTAGTTTTTCTTTCCACCACCCTGGTTCTTTTACAGTATAATGTGCATTTTTATTGTTAGTTAATATTTGTGTAGCTGGATAACAAGTTATAGTTAAAAATACTTTGTTACTGTAAGTAAATATATCTTTTAATACTTCATCAATTTTATCTTCTTGAATATGTTCCATTACATCAATACATAAAACTAAATCATATTGACCAGTTGGTTTATTTGAAAATTGTGTAACCGCAGGATCATATGGAGTTATATTTACTCCCATTGGTGATCCAGGTACCTTTTTATTATTAAATAAAATAGAATGAAATTTTGCTTTACCACAACCATAATCTAAAATGGTTTTAATATTATTTTCTTTTATTAAATTAAATATTTTATGTTTATACTCTGCTAATGCTTCACCAATCCAATTGTCTTGGTTTACAGCATGAAATTTAGTTGCTTCTGTTAAAGATTCATACATAGTTTTTAATTACCTTTATTACCATAATATCCAATAGATGCAATAATCCTTGGATTTATTCCAATTACTTTATGTTTTATATTTCTGGGAATAAAAATTAAATCACCTTTATTTATTTCATAATCTTTATTTTCTTTATCAAAAATTCTATATATAGTTTTACCTTTTAAACCTAATATAAAAACATCTTCAATATCTATATGCGTGAGTCCTACCTGAGACACAAGACTAAAAAATAAATCTACTTCATCTCTTTCATCAAAGGAATATTTAAAAAGTTTCCTAAAAAAATCTAAAAATGTTTTAAATTCTTTTAAAGTATTACTTACTTTAAATATCTGAAAAATATCTTTTAAATGACCAATATTTGAATTAGGTTTTGCAGGTAAATTATTTTCTTCAATTAACATGCTAATTAAATTAAAATCATATTCTCTTTCTAAAGAAGAAAAATTTTTAATAAAACAAACTTTATTATCTTTTATTTGTTTTACTTGATCTGAATTTAATAACATAATTATAAATATTTTTTCTCTTTATATTCTTTATAATGCTTATAACATAACTCCGTAAATTTAGTCAATTGTAGAACTTCTTTATAGGTATTGACTTTATAAGCTTCAATTCCATCATAACCCATTTCTTTTGCTACTTTAAATCTATAATGACCACAGTGAATTTCATCATCCTTAAATACAGCAGGGAATAACAATCCATCTTCTTTCATATATCTACGAACAGTTTCTAAATGCTCTTGATTCCACTCCATTTTATCTTGTAATGAGTCAAAATCTATGTATGATAGACGTTCGGGAAACCAGATTATTCTCGCTTTCATTATATTCATAAGTATTATATAGTAGGTTATATGCTACAAAAACTAAATTTCAAGCCTGGTTTTAACAAGATGGTCACGGATTCCGGAGCCGAGTCTCAATGGGTTGATGGTGATTTTGTTAGATTTCGATATGGACTGCCTGAAAAAATAGGGGGTTGGAATCAATTAACTACTCAATCTGAAACACTTCCAGGAGCTGCACGTGCACAGCATACTTGGACATCTCTAGTTGGTGAAAAATACGCAGCGATAGGTACGTCACAAGGATTGTTTTTATATTATGGAGATGACTTTTATGACATTACTCCATTAGATACAGCTATTACTGGAGCAACTTTTGATGCTTCAACCGGTTCACCAACAGTTACTGTTAATAAAAATACCCATGGTTTATTGAATGGAAGATATGTTACATTTGATACTGTGACTGTACCAACGGGTTCTGGCTATGCCACAACAGATTTTACAGATAATACTTTTGAAATTTCTAATGTCACAACTAATACTTTTGAAATTACAATGCCAACTAATTCTGCAGGCACTACTTCA